GTCATTGGGAATCTGAACGAGTCAGCCACTCGTTAATCTCGGTTAATGTCGTTTCTCCGATATTACGCTTATTTCGTAAATCGCCCCCACGCATTGCTTCAGTCAAATCTTTGCGAGTATATACCCCAGCGTCATGTAACGACTTAACGACTCTTATCGGTAGTCCGCTTAACTCGGATTGCCACTCGATCAGTCGATCCATCGAGGCAACCGCATTAGCGAGGTGTTCTCTAGCGAGAATCGCTTCTCGTATAGGTTCCCATTTGCGTATGTCGTCAGTCATGTGAATGCATTTATGTTCGTTCCGATTATCGTTCTTGTTGAAATGTACGCTCAATCGGGGGGATTGGCTTTACCCCCCGCTTTTGCCGTCACACCGTCACAAGTACTGTCGTTGTTAGGTGAATCGATGTTTTCTTTGCCGTCACATTTAGGAGTATCGTCGTTTCGGCCAATAGAATTAGGCGTTGTGTCGTTGTGACGGGAAAGTTCCGTGTGCGAGTCGTTTAACGGGGGTGGGGTGTTGGGATCTCGACCCCCGGTTATATGGGGTTCCCCCCCATCGTTTTCTGAAGGATCGTCTGAAGTGTGTGAGTTTTGTGTGACTTTTTCTTCTAGTGTCTTTGTTTGTTCGGTTTCAATCGCATTCGCGGCGGATGTTATATCCGTTTCAAGTCTAGCAGACTGTAGTCCAGCCAAATGATCAGCACTGATCGATGAGCTTACATGAGTGGATCGGACATCGACCTTCTTGCTTGTCGCATACTCATCCGAGAACCTAGCACCAAGAAGCTTCATAGCTAAATGACCATCACCATTTGCTATTCCTTCGTTAACAGTTCCTAGTGCAAAAGCTTGGTATTCTGACTCTGCCTGTTCGACTGCATCTCGAAAGTCAGAGTACTGTTCCGCCCAACGATATAACGTACTTTTTCCTATCCCCGCCATGACGGCAGCACGTTGAACCGGCAGTCCGCTTCTCACATTCTTGAGAAACGCCTCAATCGTTTCGGGAATATATCCTGTCGGTCTTCCGGTTATCTCGCCAGTACCGAGCTTCGATGCTTGCTTATGTCGTGCCTCCATGACGCTCTTCGGCATATGCACAGGCGCATTCCTCAGTGCAGCGAGTTTCGTTTGCTGCTCCGCTATCTGCTCGTCACTCAGCTTCTTGCGAACTGGGACGGGTTTCTTGCTTGTCGCTTTCTTCTTAGCCGCCATCAGTCTTCGATCAGATATCCGCCAGGCCAACAGTCAGGCTTTGACGTAGTTGTGGTTAAACCGCTACTAATGCAATGAGACTGTCGAAATCCCGCTACATTGCTGTGAGATCTCTTCTCTCCACACTTCGGGCATTTAAACCATAATCGGTCTTTACTTTGCTTACATTTAAACACTGGAAGTTGTTCTTCTGTACCATCCTCGTGCCTATATTCTTTCATTCTTATTTTCATAATTGTTTCCATAAATCAAACCAACCGAACCTGAGCCTTTACCATTTTATTAATCAGCGTTTCAAATAGCCCGTGAGGGACGGGACTTGAAGTCATCCCAAGTCCGGTTGGTGTAAATCCTCATCTAACTCCTATCTCCATCATGCGTTCTTTGAGCCTCTACGGCATCCTCACGCTCATTTTCTTCTTCTTTGGTGTCTGCACACCGGTGAAAGTCTTTAAACGCCTCTCGCGCTAATTCTGCAAGCTCATTCCACTCCTCATCGCTCAAATCGTTTTTCGGTTGTTGCGGTTTGCGTTTCTTCTTTTGCAGCGGTAACGGATGTTGAATCCCGGCGGCTAGTTGCCTGACATGATTCTCCATCTCCTTCAGATCTTTGTATTCTTTCCGGTCACTCGGCTTGATGATATTCCCGGCAATGTCGTACACACCTCTCTCCTCGATCTGGCGCATCTGCTCTCTGATCGTTTCGAGTTGTTGCTTGTAAGCAAACGCCTCCTGGCTAGTCAGTACTTTCATAATTATCGATAGTCGTATATACGATACTCGTAGGAATTATTATATTTATTATTACTCTTACGTTATACGTATATACGTTATTATTATAGTTACGTTCTAAATGCATCTAAGTCTTTACGGTTCAGTGATTACCCGATGGAGTTTTTATTTTTTTCTACAAGTAGTCTTTTTAGCTTATGTAAGTTTTTATTTTTTTTAACACGCCAAAAATACACCATATAATCTTCATCGGAGTAGTCTTCTGGTAGTATATCGTAGGAGGTCATCATGGCTTGGAG